GCGGATGATGAGATGGATGAACTGCATGGCAGCATACTACAACGAGATCGATCCCTTCGCCGCCGCATGGCTACGGGAACTGATAGGGGCGGGTTACATAGCACCCGGTGAAGTGGACACAAGGAGCATCGAGGATGTCACAGCAGGTGACCTTAGAGGATTTACTCAATGCCACTTCTTCGCAGGGATCGGGGTCTGGTCCTACGCCCTGCGTTGCGCCGGATGGCCTGATGATCGACAGGTCTGGACCGGCTCCTGCCCTTGTCAGAGTTTTTCGGCTGCCGGGAAGAGAGCTGGCTTTAACGATCCAAGACATTTGTGGCCTGCATGGTTCAAACTTATCGAAGTCTGTAGGCCACCAGTTATTTTCGGGGAACAAGTCTCGGCCTCTGGAGTGATCGGTCATGCAAACGAAAACGTGTACAGTCTGCAAAGAGGACAAGAGTCTAGATCAGTTCAGGAGATATTCAGGGCGTGGAAAGCTGGGCCTGCGGCCCTTATGCAAGGTCTGTCAACGGGCATACGAAAAGACGTGGAGGAGTTCATCCAAAGAAGCAAGGCAGGCAATGCGTATAAAAAGACGAGAGAAAGCCGCCAGTTATGCACGGGAATATCGCGTGAAGAACAGGGCGAAATATTTGGTAGCGGAGTGCAGGCGGCGTTGTTTGAAGAGAGGATGGAAGTTCGATCTGAACAATCATGTCGAAGAAATCCAGACCAGGATGAATGTCGGCCTCTGCGAGTTGACGGGAATCACGATGAACATGAAACCGACGAAGGGAAGGCCGTTCAATGCTCCGTCGATAGACAGGATAGACCCGAAGAAGGGGTATGTCTACAGCAACATCAGGATAATCTGCTTTGCAGCCAACGCCATGCTGGGGGATTGGGGAGAGGATGTGGCCCTGAAGATGGCGAAATCATGGATTGCGAAGATGGAGAGCTAGATGACGAGTGCGGAACTTCAGGAGAAAATGACGGTTGCGCTGATCAAGGTGACGGAGAAGTCTGGCTCGACGCTGTTTTCTCTGACTTGGAAAGCGCATCTTACGCCTGCGCGGCGGTTGATATTCCGGCTGCGGGCTTCGGTGCGCCGCACATCAGGCAACGGCTGTACTTCGTTGGAGAGTTGGAGCACCCCGTTGGCTCACGGATCAGCGGGCGAGGTAAGCGAGGATTTGGAAGTATGCGGCAAGAAATTCAAGAACACGAAGACAGGCCGCGTCCTTCGATCGAACCTTGCGACGGAAGCGAAGATGCTGACCTCGTGGCCGACGCCACACACGAATTCATCGACCGGAGCAGGCACGGGAGGGCGGGAAGGCGGAGTGAATCTGCAGACCGTGGCGAGCTGGGCGACGCCGAAGGTGCGGACAGGGAAATATCAGTATGCGAACGGGGATCACAGCAAGCCGTACCTCAACCTCGAGGGGCAGGTGGACCTTGCAACGGCTTTTGGCGAGACGCCGTATGGCTCCCCTGCCGAGACGGAAAAGCGAGGCCAGTTGAACCCTGCGTTGAGCCGATGGCTGATGGGATTGCCGGTGATCTGGGACTTGTGCGCCTTGAGAGTTACCCCGACCATCCGCACAAGGAACGTATTATCTATGCCCCGCTCATCCAAAAGGGTAAAGCGCGGGTCGGGAGGCTCCGTGGATACGGAAACGCAATCGTATGTCCGGTGGCCACTGAGTTCATAAGGGCATACATGGAGAGCAAGTGCTGAAGCGCAAGAAGCGGCCAGCAAAGTTCAAAGGGGTCCCCTACGGCTTCCCCGAGAAGCTCGAGAAAGAGTGCGACAAAGGTCATCAAGCATTGCTTGACAGGATCCTGAAATCTTTCGACGTCCCCGCGCCGGCCAGGGAGTATCGCTTTCACCCGAGCCGGCGCTGGAGGGTCGACTACGCGTGGCCGGAGCATCGGCTCGCCGTCGAGATCGAGGGCGGCGCATGGATCGGCGGCCGGCACGTCCGCGGCTCCGGCTTCATGAATGACATGGAAAAGTACAACGAGCTGACCCTTATGGGCTGGTCGCTTCTGCGCTTCACGCCCCGGCAGGTCAAAAACGGCGAGGCGGTCGGGACGCTGCTTCGATGGTTCGCCGAAAGGAGGAAATGAATGGCAAGGATAGGGCGCAACGGGTGGGCTCCCGTGGGGCCGGATCTCGTTCCTCCGCCGGCCCAGCGCCTGTTTTATCAACCTAGGAGGACCATAGGGGTGGAGCCCTCGAGAGCCCACGACGCCCCAGGCAAAGTTGACGGAGGACAATCATGGCAGAAGGACGGCTTCTCAAAAAAAACATTTCGCACTCGCGGCGCTTGGCGGAGCTCAAGACTGATTCGGCCCGTATGCTCTGGCTCATGATGCTCCCCCACCTGGACATCAAGGGCCGGCTCCACGCGGCCCCGGAAATGATCAAGGGCAACGTCGTCCCCAGGCTCAAACACCTATCTGAAGACAAGGTCGAGGCCCTTCTGCAGGATCTCCACCGCGTCGGCCTCGTTTTCATCTACCAGGCGGACGGCGATACTTATCTCCAATTCCGGAAATTCGAAGTCTTCCAAAATCTCAGGCCAGGAAAAGAGGCTGAATCGCGTATCCCGGCCCCGGATCCCGAGGCCTTGCGAAAGCACTTTGAGGAGAACTCCGGGACTACTCCCGGAGAACTCCCTGAGCAATCACGGAGTAATACCGGAGAACTCCGGGGTAAGATAAGAGAAGATAAGATAAGAGAAGATAAGATAATTACATTACATCCATCACCGTTTGATCAATTTTGGCACACCTACCCCAAAAAGGTCGGCAAGCAAGCCGCTCTAAAAGCCTGGAACCGTGCCAACGGGAAAAGACCGCCGATAGATAAAATCCTCCAGGCTCTCGAAGCCCAAAAACAAAGCGAACAATGGACCCGCGACGGAGGGCAATACATCCCCAACCCGGCGACCTGGATCAACCAGGGCCGATGGGATGACGAGCTCAAGGTCGAGCTCGAGGACGAATGGGCAAGGCTCAAACGCGAGGCCCTCGAGAAAGACCGCCTCGAGGCGGAAAGGAGAAAGACCCAATGACGCGCTTCGAATTCATGGCCCTGGCCGAAAGCCTCGCCGCCTACTACAGCGCCAAGACGCCAGGATCCAAGACTATCGACCTGTGGTTTGACATGGTTCAGAACATCCCGGCTGAGGCCCTCCCGTGGATCGAGCAAAAAATCTACCAGGAACATGATTTGCTACCGCGGAATCTCCCGAAGGCGATCCGCGAGCTCTTCGAGGCCTGGCTCCAGGCCAACCCGGAGAAGCGGGCCCACAAGGAGTCCGTCGACTGCCCGGATTGCGAGGGAGGCTGGCTCTGCCTGACCAGGCCCGTCAGGGGCTACAAGGTTCCGCCGACCTTCAGCGCGCCCTGCGGTCGCTGCCGGCAGGTCAGGGCCGCGCAGTACATGACGCTCGCGGAGGCCTTGAGGCAAGGCTATTCACGCGTCAACCTGCATGCCGTGACGACCGTCAGGTCGCGGAATATCGGCGAGCTGATTCGCAGCATCGGCCGGGAGATCCCCGGAAGCGACGAGCCCGCGAGACTGGAAGAACTCAACCGTCAAGCATCGCTCTTGAGAGAAACCGAGGAGGTGACCAACCATGCCGAAGCGTGAAGTCCAGACCTCTAAAATGAGAGACCACGCTGACATCGACGCAATAAGAAAAAAGCATGAGGCGTGGAAGGCATTATTTCTTCCACGCGTACATGAAGTAGATGCTAGTTCTAACCTCTCAATCTCCGACGTTGATGCCCTGTTTACTTCGCTTGACGAGGCACATAGGCTCGCTGCGAAGTTAACGGAACTGGTCTGTGAGTGTGCTCCTATAGCGTGGTGTTGAGCAGACTGTCTAGATGATGCTATTAGGTGGGAACGAGAGGCAGAGAAAATACTGACAGGAGGCTTAGATGAGTGACCATACACACGATTGCCCNNCGTGCGATCGTGATGATGGCAACAGCGATGATATTTGCCTAGAGTGCCAGCTGGAGGAAAAGGATGCTGAGATTGAAAGGCTAAAAGCAGAACTCGAAGAGACTAGAAGTAAGATCAAAAACTCTCCGTACTTGCTCGAAAGGTTTGTAAAGGGTAAAGATGATGTCTATGAAGAAAACAAAGGAAACATAAGAAGTGGGCGGTGATGAGTAAGTTCCACTCCGACCTGGAAAAAGACCAGGACCCGTACAGGACCCCGATATCCGCGACGGCCCCATGCGGGCGGTGCCGTCAGCTCAGGATGCCCAAGTACCTGCGGCTTGAGGATGCCATGCTCGCAGGATTCCGGAGAAAAAACCTCACCACGGAATATGCCGTCAGGAGAAGGCCCGTCCGCGAACTCGCGGCCAGCATCGGACGCAATGTCCCGCAGGTGAATACTGTGGCGCAGGAGGACTGACAGCCATGCAAAGGGGTGCCAACCATGAAAGACGCAGCAAGAAAAATCCTGACCGCCGTGGTCCTGGCAACGTGCCTGATCCTCGTCGCCGTGACGGTTCAGACCTGCCGGGAGCTCAGAAACATGCAGTGGTCCATGGAGCAGCTCGAGCAAAGAGTCGTAATGCAGATCCAGCAAGAGCGCGAACACCAGGCCGGCATCAATCTCGTCCTGGCGCGGGAAATCGACAAGACAAACGCTCGGATCTCGAGGCTCAAGCGATAGAGCGCGCCCTCGGCGACCTCTGGCTCATCGGGTGGAAGGAGATCCGCAACCACTGGAACCGCGAGATCAGCATCCGGACCATGCAGCGCATCGTCCAGCGGATCAACATGCCCATGGTACACGTCGGCAACAAGCCCTGCATCCTGCGGGAGACGCTGGCCCTGATCAAGCTCCGGATGCAAGCAATGCCCGCCATCAAGGGCAAGTAGGCTGCCGCGCCGGCCCCGGTTCCCGTCCGGGGCCCTCTTTTTGCCTGTCATCATCTGTCGTCGTCTGTCATCTTGCCTAAATCCTCAATCCGTGAGAGCCTTTGCACAGCTAGGGCACGAATCTGCCTCGTGCCGATTCCCTCCTTCAAGGGGCGGCCACAGATCCCCTCGACCAGCGCCCGCGACTGATGGGAGCTGTTAAGCCGCCCCCGGAGGGGGAGGGCTCCAGGAGCCAACAGTGACGCGCATCACGGCCGATGACATAGCCCCCGTCGTGGAGGCCCTGGCCGAGCAGAACCGGCAATTGCTCAAGAAGGTCGGCCTCGGGAAGGAGCGGCGCTTCCGCCGGCTGGCGAAGCTCCTGGATGCCAAGGAAACCAAGTTCGTCAAGCTCAAGAAGTCGGGCCTGGACCCGCAGAAAGCGGCCCAGGAGCTTCTGGACCAGATCGACGCGATAGCCGGCAAGGGCCCGAAGAAGAAAACGCCTCCTGGGGCAAAATTGAAGGCCGGCGTCCGGATCCTGGCGGAGACGAGCGAGGAACAGCTCCTGGCGATAGACATTGCCGATCTCGGGCTGCAGCTCGATGTCATCCGCGAGGCGAACAAGATCGAGGGCGCCTATCCGGCCGAAAAGAGCATCCAGCAGCACACGGGCCTCGAGGAAATTCTGAGGATCGTTCATGGGCAAGGCGGCGACGGCAAGTAAGCAAAGCAACCTGGACGCGCTGGCGACTGCCTATCAGCGCTACGTTCAGGATTTCCGCGCCTTCGCCCAGGACTGCCTTTTCATCCGCGATCACAACACGCAGCAGATCCTCCCGTTCCGGTTCAACCGGGGGCAGGAGATCCTGCACAACTGCCTCGAGAAGCAGAAGCGCGAGATGGGGGGCGTCCGGGCCCTGCTGCTGAAGTCCCGGAGATTTGGAGGATCCACCTACACGGAGGGGAGGTTCTACTGGCTCACCTCGACGCGCTTCAACCGGAACACGTTCATCGTCGGACACGAAATCTCGTCAACGGACGAGCTCTACTCCATGGCCAAGCTCTTCCACGAGCGCAACCCGCTCCCGCCGGCAACCCGGAAGTCCAACTCCAAGGAATTGATCTTCGATACGGAAAACGGCCGCGGGCTCAAGAGCGAATACACCCTGGCCTGCGCCCGCAACCTGGACGCCGGCCGGTCCCAGGGGATTCACTATCTGCACGGGTCCGAGTGCGCGTACTGGCCGGATCCCGAGACCCTTTGTACCTCGCTGCTGTCCTGCGTCCCCGACCCGCCGACGGACTCCGAGGTGATCTTCGAGTCAACCGCCAACGGCTACGGGAACCGCTTCCAGTCCGACGTGTTCAAGGCCTACGCCGAGGGACGCCACCCGTTCTACCAGGAAGACGGCATCACCTACGCCTGGCACAATCCGGCGTGGGACTGGATCCTAGTGTTCATCCCGTGGTTCGTCCATGAGCGCTACACCAAGCCCTTCGATTCCGATAGGCAGCGGGAATGGTTCGAGGTCGAGCTGCACCGCAAGGTGCTCAACAAGGAAACGATGACCTGGGAGGAGTCCGAGGCCCTGCGGCTGATGAAGCGGTTCCGCCTGTCGCTCGAGCAAATGCATTGGCGGGCCTGGGCAATCGAGAACAAGTGCAACGGGCGTCTCGAGATCTTCCGCCAGGAGTATCCGGCCACGGTCGAGGAAGCGTTCCTGTCCCAAGGAGCCAACGTCTTCGGGCGGCTGCTCTGTGACAACCTCGAGGCCGGCTGCAAGGATCCGATCCTGGTCGGGGATCCCGTGATCCGCAACGGCCTGACCAAGATCCGCCCCAATCCCAATGGCCACCTGAAGATCTGGGAGAAGCCGCGCAAGGACATGACGTACTTCCTGACCGTGGACTCGGCCGGCGGGATCAAGCCGTCGCACGAGCAGCGGCAGACCGAGCCTGACCCGACCTGCATCGATGTCTACAACCACCGCACCGGCGTCCAGGCCGCCCAGTGGCACGGGCACGTCGATTATGGGGTGATCGCAGAGCTCGTGGAGATGATCGGCGCTCTGTACTATCGTGCGCCGGCCTGCGTCGAGCTGATGAATCACGGCTACACGGTCGTCCGGGACCTCGAGGCAGCCCGGTATCCGCTCTTCGAGCACAAGCCGGGAGAGCCCGGATGGATGACCAACAAGAAGACCAAGCCGCTCATGGTTGACCGGCTGCACGAGCTGGCCTCCACGGGGCAACTGCAGATCCGCTGCAAGGAAACCGTTTCGGAGATGCGGACCTTCGTGGAAAAGGGCGGCAAGCTCAACGCAGAGCTCGGCTGCCACGACGAGCGGGTCGATACGGCCGGCATGGCCGCGATCATGATGACCCTGATGCCGCGCCAGTTGTCCGCGCAGGAAGAGGAAAAGTACAAGCCGGCTCATCGGCAGGGCGTATCCCTGGCCGGCTGGCAACTGCCGGAAGGCCTGCCCCCCGGCGGCACGGGGAACGAAACGGGGATCGGCGGCTGGCTGGCTCGGCAGCGGGCCCGCGATCTCGCTGACCAGGACTACGAGATCACGACAGGGTCTATGGCGAGGAACTGAGCCGGGTGATCGGCACGATCCGCAAAGGGAAATGAAGAAATGGGCCAGGACAACGGACAGAAAGAGAAGATCGTGATCCAGTCGCCGGCCGCCTGCCGGCAGTGCAGCGCAACGACGGAGCAGATCCAGAAGCAGTACGGTGGCTGGCTGGTCTATCCGGTCAATCCGGGGGTCGCCATCTACATGTGCCCGAACTGTTCGGCCGTTCAGGGCAACCCCAACGCATACGAAAACGAGCAGCGGATGCTGACCATAGCCAAAAACATCGAGGCAGAGCGGATCATCCGGCCGGCAGCCGGCCCCAGGATCCTGCCCGCCTTCAAGCGATGAGGAGGTAAACATGCCCAGCTTGACGATGGAATACAACTTTCG